AGTGACCCTGTTAAGGACAAGTTGCCAGCTGCAATATTACCAGCAACATTTAATCCAGTAGTAGTAAACACTGCCACATTGCTAACACCTCCAATTGAGATGTTAGAATTTCCGCCTGGGGTTTGTATTTCAATTGACGATGTACCATTGAATAACTTGTCGCCAGAGATATTGCCTGATAACGTAGCGTTTCCGCTAACTGACAAATTACCATTGATAAAAACAGTAGCGGTGTTAGGGCTTGGTCCTTCAAAGGTCACGAGACCAGTTGAATCAAGAGTTTGAATTGTTAAGTTGCCGCTGACACGCTTGTAGGTAGACATTTAGAGTTCCTTTGTGTTATTTATACGGTTTAAGAACTCTGCCATATCCATGGTTCGAAAGTTTTTGACTGTTTCGAACTCAGGTATAACGGCTGTAGTACCACTCATTACACGCACAAAAGGTATTTTAGAAAAATCCCGCATGACTGTGGTCAACTGTCGTACCCAGTTGCCGGTAAATGTAGGTGGTGCCGAGCTTTTTTTATAGAATTCTGTGTCTGCATAAACATTATTAAACTTGGTATGTACTGGACCCATATCAAACCCAATCAAATAGATTATCACAGCATTATCAAACGCAGCAATGCTGGCTGCTATTGGTCCTGAACTGTAGCCATAATATTTTTGTGGCACTGGTAATGCACCAGAATTTGCAATGGGCTTACGAGTGTAAAATTTGTGCTGTTTAGCGTAACCCGAATCTTGTATGCGTTCACTAATAGGACGATCAGTGCTGACCAACACCGAGGGTGTAAAGTCTCTATACAGGGCATTACACCCGTAAATGGGGCCAAAATGTTTTAAATTTTCTAAATCTACCTGTTGTCGGCTAACACCGTTGCCCAATACAAATGCTCTGCTCATAAAAAATCCCCCCAGTAGTTAGCTGGGAGGATCAATCTAGATGTTAAAAGATCAAGAAGTAACGTTGTCAACAATAACCACGTCCAGCAAGTTCTGTTGTCCAGTAACGTTGTTGGCAGCAGTTGTGCCAGACTTGATAACTGTACCTTCGTCTGTGAAGAAGTTGGCAGAGAAGCGAACATCGTTTGTGACTTCGGCTTGTGTGAATCCTGAACCACCTGCAAAGTCCAACAAGAATTTGTTGGTCAACTTGCTGATCGGTGTAGCTGTAGAATCATTGTTGGTATAGGTAATGGCCATCAACCCAGCTGCCGGAGTTGTGTCGTTGTCTAGTACACAAACGCCAACAAGATTGGCAGTACCTGAACCAGCAGCAACATCGGCTGTGCAAGTAAAAATAGTACCAACACCATAGTTAGCAGGAGCACCTACTGCTACCCAATCTGTTGTTCCAACTGAGGTAATAATGTATGCATTACCAACCACTAGATCTTCGTCAGCAACGCTGGTCACACTGCCAACCAAGTACTTGCGGCTGCCCTTTTGACGGATGATATAACCTTGTGCTACACCAGCTCCTGAACCTGAAGCCAATTGAATGTTGACAATTACATCAACACGTGGATTGGTTGTGCTAGGAGTGTCAGTTGGACCTGCACCGCCAACTACGCCCAGATACTGTGCGTCGGTCAGTGTATTGCCAGTGTTGACCACAGGATTGGTCAAGCTGCCAAAGTTAGGAAAGCCTAGATCAACACCAACACTGGCACCACCATTACCGGAACCGGTAGATAATTTTTGAATTTTTAGAGGACGACCCATTTTGTTTTCTCCTTAAAGAAGTCCGATGCGGGTTCTAGCCGCTACGCTGTGGGTAGTTAGTCCCAGCATAAAACACCTTATTGTGTTGACAAGTATTTATGGAAAATGTAAAATAGTATCATACCGGAGTGTAAATACCCCATGGACATCAATCAAATTATAGAACAAGGCAATCAATACCGCGCTAACAACAATCCCGAGGCTGCACTACAATGCTATATTTCTGCTATTGGACAAGATCGTCGTAATGCTGCGGCATTCAACAACTACGGCAATGTGTTACGTGAAGTTGGCGAACCTGAAAGTGCTATTCCTTTTCTAACGCGAGCAATACAGCTAGATCCCAACAATATCACAGCACAGTTTAATCTTGCTGTGGCACACTTGTTGAGTGGTAACTACGCTCAAGGGTGGCCTGCTTATGAAGTTAGATTCAACTACGAACACTTAGCCGGCACGTTTCCTAATTTTGCTCAACCCAAATGGACTGGACAGGATCTCAAGGGCAAAACTATTCTTGTAATAGGTGAACAAGGGCACGGGGACAATATTCAATTTGTGCGCTTCTTGTACAACTTGCATGTGATGGGTGCAGAAATTATTCTACAGGTCACAGACGGGCTTGTGCCTATGTTGAGTAGTAGTCCCATAATCAAACGTGTGTCAGGTTACGACTACTCAGTAACAGATTTTGATTACTGGGTGCCTATCATGAGCATCCCTGGGGTGCTGGGTATTACTTTGCAAAATTTACCAAGTCCGGTAAACTATCTAAATGCTGATGTTGGACTGCAACAACAATGGTTGCAAAAGTTAGGCCCAAAAAAACGTATGCGTGTGGGATTTTCGTGGAGCGGTCGTAGGGATGCATGGCTCAATCAGCACAAGGGCATGCCATTCGAAGACATGCTAAAAATGATTCAAGCCAATCCTGAATATGAATGGATTAACCTGCAGATTGATGCCACTGAGGAAGAATCTAATGCGTTAGCTGCTGCTGGTGTCACAATGTATCCTGGAGCAATTCAGAGTTTTTCGGACACTGCCGCATTAATAGTGCACTTGGATGTGGTAATCAGTGTGGATACTGCTATTGCACATTTGGCAGGAGCACTAGGCCGTCCCACGTGGATCATGCTGAACTGGTTTGCGGTAGACTGGCGTTGGTTGTTGAATCGTGACTCTAGTCCTTGGTACTCAACTGCAAGATTGTTTCGACAACCAGCCATGGGCGACTGGGGCAGCGTTACCAAGAAGGTCAGTCAATACCTATCATGGTTTAAAGTCTAAATATTGTTGTACCATTCGGCAAGTCGTGGATAAGTTTCAACAAAACTTTTTCCGCGACGTTGATCAAACTGTGTAAAAAAACTCTTGAAATCTTGACTGAGTTCAGTGACGTCAAACGTGCGATTCTCTTTGTCAAAGTCTTTGTCCTTGTCCCATCCAATTTTGACCTCTTTATGCGGTACTTCGGCTGTGGCCACATAGTGTATGAATCTGTTGATGTTGACCAAGTCATACTCATTGAACCACTTGAGATTGTCAGGGTTATCCATGTAGACTTTGATTTCTTGACTGTACTGTTGACGCAGTTCCATAGGCAAGATAAACAAGTTCTGATAGGTAGGAAATCGCACAGGAGTAATGCTGTAGTTCACAGCACCAGGAGAACCAGCAGCTTCTTTCTGTTCCTTGACCCAGTTTAAAAATCCCAAGAATCCGTCAATGGCAGGTGCATTCACTGTGCCCATGATAAAAATTGGATTCTTGATCAGTGGCGAGTTACGGATCAATTCAAAGTTACGAACAAATGTTTCCCATTCTAGTCCGTCACGTACATAGGTACCTTTGTCACCAAATGCTTCTCCGCTGGTGGTAATTTCAAAGTTTAATCCTGTTTTTTCCACAATGTCTAAAAACTTGTGTACTTTTTCTGTGGGTATACCTAGGTTGGTACAGATACTGATCTTGGCATCTGTTTTAAACTTGCCTTCAACTAACATGTCAAAGAAATCCCACAAGTATCCACTCATAAACGGCTCGCCACCTGTGATTTTAAATGTCTTGATAGACTTGTGTAAACTTTGATCCCACCATTTGAAGAATGCATTGATGTAAGGATTGTCTGACCCGTAATCAAATCCATCGTCATCGTAACTGGCATGACTGTGATGATTGCGTATGTCTGTGGGCAAGTTAACGTAAGGACCATTCTTTTTTAGATCTTTAACCCAGGTAGTGCTAGCACCTGGCCAACAATAACTACAGGCCATTTGACATGTTCTATCAAATGCAATTTCAATATAGTCAAGGTCAATGTCAGCGTCCCAGGGCGCATCAAACGCACGTTGTAGATCTTCTTCTGAAGAATGTTTGCTCAGAAACACACGATCTCCAAGATTGTCTGGATGCAGTTCTTCGTAGGTCCAGCAGTATTGACAGTTCAATGGCTTCTCGCCACGTTGCATCATTCTGCGTTCTTCTTTTTTGATTTTGGTATTGTGTATGGCACTGGGATTGGTTTTGATTTCTTCAAGGTCAATGTTGTGACCCGGATTGTGATGGCAACTGGCTGTGCGTCCTGGGCGTAACCATATAGTCGAATTGAACCATTTGGCTCCACAGAAACTGTCACTCTTTGAGTCTAGTACACGTATCTTCCAACTTTTAATATCTTCGTTTTGCATGCGAATACTTAGCCAACAAAAAACCTGCCGAAGCAGGTTTTTTGATTTGGGTACAATCTCTGATTAGGAGAAAGACAAGTTGGAAACAGCAATTTCTCCAACGTAGTCACCAGCGTTACCGAAGCTGCTGGCAGTGTTTGTCAACTCGATGTATCCATAACGAGTCATGAAGCTCACGACTGGTTCGAATGTTGTTGGGTCAAGAACAACACCGCTGCTCATCAATGGAATGTATGGGCAGTAGAATGCAGGAGCGTCAGCCTCTGAAGAACCCTTGTAACCAACCAACACAGGTGTTGTGTCGCTAGCATAAGAGTCAACGAACACACGCATAGCGCCGTTCAGTGTACCAACAAACTTGGTGTTTGTAGGAGCTTCAAAGGTACCTTCTGTGGTACGAGCAAATGCAGAAGTAGTTGCAGATTGCAACACTGTCAATGCAGCAGAGCTAACAACAGCGTAGTTACCAGCGCCACGACGTGTACGCTGAGCGATCAGGTTAGCAACACGGTTGATCAACACGGCCAAAGCAGCGTGTTCGTCACCAACGAATGTAGCAGTACCAGAAACGGTAGCTTGGTTGTACGTGAACTCAGTAGCAGCCAAACTACGCAGACTCAAGAGAATCTCTTGGTCAATTTCAGCTGTAATTTCTTGAGCCAAAGCAGCCATGATTTCTGCTTCAACGTCAATACCGTGCATGGCTTGTGCGTCTTGTGCAGATTCAAATGTCCAACGAGCTTGCAACTTGCGAGTCTTAGCTTCAACAGCTTGCTTCAAGATTTGGACGGAAATTTGCTTACCGCCGTTACCTTCCATAACTGCTGTGTTACCACCAGTGTATGCTGTAGCTGTAGCTGTGTCTTTTGGTACTGTAGAGTATGCAGTAGCAATAGTGAATGGGCTCAATGCTTCTTGGCCAGCTGTAACGCTAGTTGCGGCAGCAGAAGAGTCAGTCAAGCTCTGTGCATAACGTACACGCAGAGTGTGGATCTGACCAACTGGACCAGTCATTGGCTGAACACCAACCAACTCGTTGGCAATAACTGTTGGCATCACACGACGAATCACGGGAAGAATCACGCGGTTCAATGTAGCGATGTTACCAGCACTTGTAGAACCTGCAGATGCGTTTTCTTTCAAGTACTTGCGTGTGTTCTCAAGGATCACACTCATGGAATTGCGCTTGGTACCGTTCAAACCTTCGAGCAATGCTTCTTTGGTTTCGCCCCAGCGACTTTCTAACAATGGTTCTGACATTTAAGTCTCCTAAAAATTTAAATTACAGTCCAGCCAGACG